TGAAAGTGGTGTAAATACAGAGTTTACACAAGTATCAACTTTATTTGGTTTATCTAATACATCAAATGTATATTTCTTGCAAGCCGCTCAGAATCAACAATATGAAATTGTTTTTGGTGATGGTCTATTAGGTAGAATCCCAAACAATCTTAGTGTCGTTAATGTTACATATCGTATTACTAATGGTGATGCGGCACAAGGTATTTCATCATTTCAAATCATATCTGATATTGGTGTAGAAAATGGCGGTTCTGTTGTTCCACCCACTGTTATTGTAAATGCTAATTCAGGTGGTGGTTCTATTGCTGAAGGCATTGAATCAATTCGTAAATCTGCACCACGTTATTTTGCTACTCAGCAAAGAGCGGTTGCATCTGACGATTATTCGGCTCTTGTTTTAGATCAATTTGGTGGTGAGATTTCTGATGTTAACGTATATGGTGGTGAGTTATTAACACCTAAACAATATGGTTCAGTTGCAGTTTGTTTAAAACCAGCTAGTGGAACTATAGCTCCAGATTTCTTAAAAAATCAAATCATTACATATCTTTCAACTTACACATCTCTTCCGGTAACGGTTAAAATTACTGACCCAGATTATATCTATATTGGTATTACATCAACAGTTCAGTATGATTCAACTGGTACTACAAAATCAGCAGAAGAAATACAATCAATTGTTCTCAATGATATTGCTAATTATAACTCAACTAATCTAGGTGTCTTTAATAATGATTTCCGTTTCTCTAGATTCTCTGCAACTATTGATAATTCAGATCAATCAATTGTAAGTAATAATACAGAAATAAGTATTATTAAAAGAATATCACCATTATTAAACTATTCTTCTTCATTTAAATTAGATTTTAACAATGCAGCGGAAGTTGAAAATAGAAATAATGCACAAGGTTATACTGCTGGTCCTCCTTTCTATGATGAACCCGCTTTAACTTCTTCAGCATTTACATATGTAGACTCTAAAGGAAACCAATATCCAAATTCATATATCAGAGATAATAACTTTGGTGTGTTAGTTGTTTATAGTGATATTAATGGTGTATTTACAGTTCTTAATAACAATATAGGAACTATTGATTATGTAAATGGTATTGCTATTATTAGTAACTTTATGACATCTTACTATAATCAATACATATCAATTTATTTAAATCCCCAATCAAATGATGTTCTTGCACAATTAGATAAAATCGCGCTTATTGATTTAGCCGATGTGTCTGTCAACGTAATTTCAAAGCTTCAATAAAATGCAGTTTAATATAGAAAAAACAGTATCAAATTTTGTTGAAAGTCAGTTTCCTCAGTTCTATTTGGATGAGGGTCCTAATTTTATATTGTTTTTAAAGGCTTATTATGAATGGATGGAATCTGAAGGTCAGGCTATAAATGAAGCGCGTAATATCTTTGATTTACGTGATATTGATAATACAGTAGATTCTTTTCTTTCACATTTTCAAAAGAAATATCTATATGGAATTCCCTTTAATGTTATTGTAAATCCAAGATATTTGCTTAAGCATATTTTAGATGTTTATCGTTCTAAAGGATCTATTAATGCTTATAAACTTCTATTTCGTCTTATCTATAATCAAGATGTAGAAGTATATCTTCCTGGCAATGATCTATTAAAACCATCAGATGGAACATGGATTCGACCACAATATATTGAAGTTACTAATGTACCTAATCTTGCTAATTACGTTGGTCAAACTATTATAGGTGTTTCTTCTAATACAACGGCTGTTATCGAAAGTTCAATTGAAGAGCCTATCAATCAGAATATTATTACTTCGCTTTATCTTTCTAATATTCTACCTACTGGTGGTTCATTTTTAGAAGGTGAAAAAGTTGTTGTTAATGGTCAGCAAAATAATACAGCTGCTATAACTGCAGCTCCAATTGTAACAGGATCTTTAGATCATCTTAATATTATTAATGGTGGTCAGAACTTTAAAGTCGGTGATGTTCTTAGCATTGTACAAAGAGATTTGTCTAATAATGCTGTTATTGCTCACGGTGTTGATGGAGCTGTGCGCGTGACATCAACAACCGCCTCTCAAGGTTCTTTATATTTTGATTTAGTATCGGGGGGATTTGGTTATAATCCTAGTGCAAATATATTCATTTATAATGGTGCTAATAATCCAGGAACTGGTGGTAATTTTTCTATTGGAAGTTATTCATACTTACAAACAGTCACACATAATACAGATTTAATTATAGATTATTGGAATCTCCCAATTAATGCAACATCATATGGTTTCCCTGCTAATTCATCTGTGAATGCTACCAGTGGTGAAATTATTAATGCTTTGACATATGTTAATACAGTTTTTGGTTCTGTTTCATCATTAACTAATATTCAAACTGGTAATAGTTATACACAACAACCAACAATTTTTATACGTTCAACTGAAAATGCTTCTAATGCTATGCCAGGTACTATTACCTATTCAACAACAGCAAACACTTTAACTCTTTCTGGTTCTTATAATATAACTGGTAATACAACAGGTAATGGTTTTCCTTATTTCTTTAGTGCTAATGATGTTATTTGTTTGCAAGCAAATTCAGCTAATAATCTTACTGTTGAATATCAAGTTATTAAATCAGTTGATAGTAATACTCAGTTAACTTTGTGGGGTCCTCCAAAATTTAGTTCAACTGCAAGTGCAACATATCGTCCTTCTGTAGTTGTTTTACCTTCTAATTTTGCTTTATATGAACCTATTATGTTTGAACCTGATAATTCTATAGTTGGTGAAAATGCTATTATAACTGCCTCACCTTCTAGTGGCACAGGTGTTGTTTCATCAGCTGTTGCCATTAATTCAGGTAAAGGTTATATTGATGGTGAATTAGTTAAACTTTATCTATCAAATGGATTAAGTAATATAACAATTCTACAGGGCGGAATTGGTTATGCAAATAATGACGCTCTTTTATTCACAGGTGGTAGTTCATTATCTCAAGCAATAGGTTATATTACAACAGATTCTAATGGATCTATTACAGCAACGACCTTAACAAATAGTGGTTCTGGATATGAAAGTTTACCATATATAAGCGTGAAATCTAATTTTGGTTCTGGTGCTGTTTTAACTTCAGATATTCAAGCATATAATACCGTTTCACAGGTTCAAGCTCGTGTTGTAAAAAGTGGTATGGGCAAAAAACAGGGTTATTGGACAACTACTCGTGGTTTCTTAGACTCCGATAAATACATTCAAGATAGTTATTTCTATCAAAACTTTTCTTATCAAATTAAAGCTGCATCAACTTTGGATAAATATAAGAATATTTTATATAATACTTTCCATATTGCCGGAAATGAGTTATTTGGTGAATTTCACGAGACTTTAAATCAAATATCACAGTCATCGCTTTTATATTCACCAACTTCGGCTATTATAGGTTCATAAGGGATAATTATGGGGTATCTTTTACCGAATTATAAAAAATCTGTTATTGATGATATTATTTCTGGAATATCTACCAATACTGCTAATTATTTTGCATTTGCTTCTAATCCTACAGGCAATAGTGGGTCTAATACTGCTGATGATTATACTACATCATTCTCTAATGATTGGAATCTTTTATTTGGTAAGCAAATAACATCAACAGATGTTATTCAAATGATTAATAATAATGTCTGGCAATCTAATGTAGTTTATACTCAATATGATAATACAGTTGCTAATTTGTCAAATTATTATGTTATAACTAATCCATCGCTTCCTGGTGGTAGTTATAATGTTTATAAGTGCATTAATAATGCAAATGGTGCTCCATCTACTGCTCAACCAGATCAAATTCAAGCATCTTCATTTACTAAAACAGCTGATGGTTATACTTGGCGTTATATAACTTCTATTTCTTCGGCACAATATAGTCAGTTTGCTTCAGCTCAATATGTTCCGATCTATCCAAATACATCAATTCAAGCTGTTGCTAATAATTATGCTGGTGTAGAAAACATTATTATTACTAATATTGGTAGTGGTTATAGTTCTTATTTTAATGGTACTGTTCAGTTTGCCAATAGTTCAGTAATTCAAATTGATTCATCTGCTTCGACTGTTAATGACATTTATACAAATAATGCCATTTATCTTATTAACTCAATTCCGGGTACA